GTTGATCTGAAGTGCTTCTTCGCTTGTGGTTGTCGCACCCAGTTCAACGCCAGAGTTGATAACTATTTCTTTGGGGTAGTTAACGCCGTAGTCACTTCCGAACACTGTCGAAGCGTTCTGGTTGGTCGCTGTCGCAGTATATGTCTTGCGAAAGCCTTTGGCAGTAGACCGGAAGTTAGTGTAGTTGATAGCACCACTAGTGGGCACAGAAGCAGCAAGGTTAGTTGATGTGTTGTTTGCTGCTTTTTGACGAATGTAGCTACCACCTCGATAAAGATCAGAGAATGAAAGCGCAGCAGAACCACCTACGAACTCGGTTCGCAAGTCAGACATAGATACTGCGCCTGTTGCTGCAATCGCCATTAGATAGTCCCAAATGCCGTTACATCGCCGACGACAGTCAGGTTGCCACTGCTGTCCAGCTTGGCCTTGCTTGTGCCGGCGTAAGAGATGATGAGGTTGTTGCCGCTGACGCTGAACTGCCAGTCGTTCGATCCGTTATCGAGTGTCACTGTGTCAGCAAGAACATCACCAGTGACATCTACGCCTGTGCTAGTGGTGGCGAGTTTTTGAGCGTTGTCGTAATACAAATCAACAGAACCGCCATCGGTAGCATTTAAATATATCTTTGATAAGGCAGTATTGTACATATTTAGATTTGTACCTTGCAGAGTAAGGTTTCCTGACCCTGCGTCCTTTACATAACTGTCAGACCCATCGTGGAATATCTGCAAGTCATTGCCAGCGCCAAACTGCGCCTTGTCGTTGTCGCCAAAGTTGATGTCGTTACCGTTAGTGTCGAAGTCTCCTCCAAGCTGAGGCGTAGTGTCGTTAACTACGTCTGCGGCAGGGACGTTATCTAATGCTCCGGCAACAATATCCCCATTAGAGTCAACGAGGTCTGCAATATCCCTTGCTCTGCTCATGCTGCTATCCCCTTACACGCTCTGGCTGTCTGCAAATGTCTCGTAAGATGATTTGATCGCCGATGTCCACACGGCTTGACAGACGCTCTGGATTTCCTGCGGCTCACCGCTGATGTCGGTGTCTGCCCAAGTGTCTCCAGACTTGGTGCGGCATTGCAGAACGTGCCGGTGGTAGTTCCGGCTAATCTCAGTGCCGTCATCCTTGATAATGGTAGCCTTGCGAACCTGCACAGCTTTGTAAGGACCACGCACCTCACAGTCGTACTCAAACTCTTTTGTCAGTGCCATTGTTCACTCCTTTGGGGTTATGCTGCTTGATAAGTAACAGTCATATAGATTTCTGCGCTGGCACTCATGAAGTCGACGTGTCTAAGTTGTGCCCAATTATTGCTTTGTTGGCTCAGATAAAATTTCAGTGAACTTACATTTATATCCACCCAAGCCGTTACATCCTCTCCTGCATCATCAATATATCTGTGCATTACAGCACCGATAGCTCTGTTATTTGAGGAGCTAGTATATGGCAATCCTGTTATAGTAAATACATTGGTTGATGTCCTATCAGAAATGGTACTGATATTAAGGTTCACAGTTACTAGATTGCCAATTTTTGTATAATAGGCAAAGCCAGCGTTAATAGTTCCTGTGCTAATACCCGGTGTCCACTGGCCCTCCTCATAATCATCCAGCGCATTAGTCGTCGCAGTGTCGCCGTTGAAGGTGAGGCCGCCGCCATCAAGGATACGCATTCGTTCATTTTCGCCGCCAGTGCGAAAAATCATGTCACCACTGGCGTTGCTGGCTTCAATAAACAAATTGGGGTTTGAAGCCAGTGTGCCTATTTTCCAGCGATTTGTGTCGTCGCTTGCCCTTGCAACTATTGATGCCTGATTGATGTTGGTTGAGGAAAGGCGAAGCATCTCACCCGAAGTGCCGTCAATTTCCAAAGCAACAGCAGGACTGGCAGTGTTTACACCCACACGATTGTTCGTCGCATCAACGTGCAGCGTGTTGGTGTCAACAGTCAGCCCATCAGCCGTCACAGTGCCAGTGACATCCACGCCTGTGCTGGTCGTCTCAAACTTCTTGGCGTTGTCGTAGTAAAGCTCCACCCCAGCATTTTGCGTAAATACAGCCTGATCTTCAGTGTTGCCAACATTCCTTATATTTAATTGGCTGCTTCGTATGTTTAACGCACCAGTGCCGTTGTCCAGAATTTGACTTGCACTACCAGAATGGAAAATCTGTAGGTCATTACCAGCACCGAAGATGGCCTTGTCGTTGTCACCGAAGGTAATGTCGTTGCCATTGGTGTCTAGGTTGCCACCGAGCTGCGGGGTGGTGTCACTTGAAATATCAAGATTCAGAATATTGAATGTGCCGTAGGCTACAATGTCTACTGAATCATCAGCAGCCGCACCTGATGTCAAAACAACATTTGATCCATCGGTTGCAGTGAAGTCAGTGCCATCAATGAGCTTAACGCCATTGAGGTAAACATCCACATAACCAGTGTCATACGTTGCGGCAAAGTTGGTCTGCCCACTTGTTGCTGTATAGGTCTGACGCTCTGATGTTCCGTTCACGGATGAGCCAGCGTTAACAAAGCCGGATCCGTCGTAAACCTTCATTATGTCGTTAGTCGTATCAAACCAGAGATCACCTTCGGTCGGTGAAGATGGAGCCGTTGCACCAACAAAGTATGTATCGGCAAAGTTATTTACTGAACTGAGGTTGGTTGCAACTGCGTTGACGTTTGCGATACTGCCACCAACAGCATTGAGATCGCTGATGTTCTGGCTGGTTGCCATCAGGTTAAGGTCAGCAACAAAATCACTGGTTGCCAACTGATTCAAGTCAGAGATGACATCTGATGTTGCCAGAAGATTGATGTCGCTAACGATATCAGTGGTAGCGAGTGTGTTGAGATCAGAAACAATATCAGACGTTGCAAGAGTATTAAGGTCAGCAACAATATCGCTAGTAGCAAGAAGATTGATGTCATTGACGACATCTGTGACTGCAAGCGTGTTCAGATCAGAAACAAAGTCTGCTGTAATGAAGGATGCCTTGCCTGCTACAGTAGTGATGTCGCTTGAAATTGGCGCAAGCGTATTCATGTCGCTCACAGCATCGGCTGTTCATCAGCAGCTACGCTTGTTACGTCAGCTTCAATACCGGCTACGGCAGTGATGTCATCCTTGATGCCAGCCAAGGCATCCATGTTGGTGACATTTGCAGATGTAGCCAGAGTGTTCATATCCGCAACAGCATCTGCTGTGCCAAGAGTGGCAAGGTCAGCAACGGCGTCAGCAGTACCCAATCGGCCAATCTCTGTTGTCTTGCCAGCCACAGCACCGATATCCGCTGCATCAGCAGCAACATTCGTAATGTCTGTGTCGATGCCAGCTACAGTTGTCACATCTGAATCAATGTTTGCCACTTTTGTGACGTTTCCATCGATTGCAGCAACCTTGTCTACATTGGTCGAGTTTGAGTCTACGGCAGATACCGCAGTCCTAATGTTATTTACATTAGTGATTGCTGTTGAAATTGAGTTGAGATTAGAGACCTCTGTTGATAGGCCGGCGACAGTCTGAATTGCATCAGTGGCATCTGTACCGTCTTCGATGTCAGCTAGTGTGGAGATGTCTGCTGTGATTGCAGAGATTGTGGAAACATCACCGATCTCAGGACCAGCTTCCGGCAGACCTGTTGTGGTGTTGAAAGCCAGGACTGTGCCTTTGCGTGTATCAAGGTTTGGCAGTGACAAGGTAGCGGCAGTGTCTGAATCTGCCAGCTTCATTGTGCGACCGATCTTGGTCTCAAGCTCCTGCTCGATAGCAAAGATCTTGTCCAGCTCGGTGTTCAGAGACGAGACGTTGAATGGGCCTGATGTTGGAAAGTCTGTGGTTCTCTCCACATCGATGTCACGGAAGATAGTGTACTTGGTGGCAGCATCGCTGTAGGTATCTCCAAGGGTGACGTAACCACCAGAGAATCCATCATCGACACTGGTGCCAACAACTGCAAATGTACCTGTCCCAGTTCCCCTTGTAAGCGGTTGGTCTACACCAGCAGCACTAGTCACAATGACATTGATGTCATCACTGTCAAAGAAGGGAAAGTCAATGGTGAGCTGAGTCGTGTTTGCAGTCACCGCTTGGGTGTACTGAACGCGAGCATCATTATCAGCAATAGAGATCGTAGCCATGATTTACTTATACCTTCCTGTCATTGCTGTGTTAATTCACTTCACTTGATTGAACATCCTGTCATAGATCGGATCCAAGACAGGGTGATTGCCAAGTGGCGTGATAAACCGTAGCGTGTCTAGCGTTCCCTGATCCGCTTTTCCGTAATAAAGGTCTTTAGCAACATTGCCGGCATTTACCATATTGCCAGCAACAGGCCCGAACAATGCACTTGCCTTTGCTCCAAACGGAGCATAATGAGGCGCATCGTCCAGCATAGCCGGTCTCAGGCCAAGGCCATAGTTGGACACCTTCTCGATTGCATTGTTGATGTCCATAAAGGACCCACCTATCCCAGATCTCTCAACAGCATCAATTAGCTTCTGTTCAAATGACTGCGGCTTGTCGATTCCATACTGAATACGCTTGATCTCGTTGACCAGAGCAGCTGCCCCTACCATCAGGAAAGCTCCTTGATAGAAAGCAGCATCTCTCTCTTGCAAGCCGGATATGAGAATCCTCATGTTTGCAGCCTGACCATAGGCTTTGAACTGAGTGAGCAGAGAACCAAACTCTGTTGATGTCCACAAAGCTCTGTCACCAGCACCCGGCGTTACAATGATCCTATCTACATTCTGATTCAGCGCAGCCCTGAAAGCCAAACGCTCTGTAGAGTCACCCCACAAAGCTGTGTTTGGCAACCACTCTCCATCTACCTGCTCTCCATGCTCACGAATGAGGGCCTGCATCCGGCCGTGCATACTTTCATCGATACCGTTCTTTAGCAGCTTCTCTTTGTCGGTTTTGCCCAACTTGTTCCATGGCTTCATAATAGCTGCGGTCATGCGAAGAGCGGTAGTAGTCCCTGCCCACTCTTTCATAAACTGAGTCCAGTAATTCAATCCATTCAGCAAGAACATGGCACCAGTTGATTGATTGAGCATTCGCTCAAACCCCATCCTGTTACCAAACATATCGCCAGTGTCGGCAAAGGCATGTGCTCTCAAGCCAAGTATGGCGTCAGCAGCAACGCCAGCTTGCCTTAGCTCACGATCTCTCATGGTTTTAAGAATTGCAGCATTGTCACGAAATGCAGCTCTGAATCCCTTGCCATAAGCATTATTCATGCCTTCAACCATGCCAATACGGATGATGTCTGGAAGGCTAGAGACCGTTGCCCCACCCATGCCGACAAGAACACCAAACGACTTCATAGCCCTGACAAAACGACTTGATACAGCATGTGGATCCTTGGATGCGCCATAAGTTCCACGCAACCTGTCACGCAAGCCACGGATATCTCTAAGGTCAGCTTGCATCTTCTTTTCCAGCTCAGCCTTCTTTGCTGGATCTTTAGTGGCTGCAATCAGCCTTTCATACTCTTCACGCACCTCTCTGATAACGCCACGCATATCAAAGGTGCCAAAGCGTCGTGCCAGCTCGATATCCATGCCCATAGTGCGAACATGGTGGCGCAGCAGCTGCTCGATATCGTTCTCTAAGAACTCCTCAATCAGATCGTCTTCAATATCAAACTGACGTAGCCGTGCAGAACCGGGAGCAAAAGCATCCTCGATGTCGTTGCCTACCTCTTCAATAGCAACAAATGGCTTCTGCCTTGTTACGCTGTCATAGACATTGTCGACGTAATCATCTGCAGCTTTGCCCCTAAGCCCAAGCTTGTCATAGGCATGTTGCCTTACAATAGCCTTAAACCCCTCTGGGTTAGCTTCGATCTTATCAACGCGATATATCCTGGGCAGATAGGTTGCTGCTGTATTTAGGAATACGCCCTGAGATCTGACTCTTTTAAGTATCTCCTCAAGCTCAGCAATCTGTGCTGGATTTGGCGTAGGGGCATTCCTTGCAGCAGACAGAGCTTTCTGAATCTCCATCTCAAAAAGCCTTACCTCTTCTGCGTTCTCTTTCACCAGATTAAACACGGCCCTGTTCTCAGCAGCAGCCTTGTTCACAAATGGCGTGGCAGCATCATCAAGGTTGTCTTTATCTCCACGACGCATAGCCTTGGATACACGGACACGAAACTCAAACTCGGTCATCGAATCCAGAGTCCTATTGAACTTGTCTTTTGCCATTACACCAAACATCTGCATCGATCTGGCAATGTCGCCTTCTTTAGCAACGATACCGCGATAAGCAAGATACTGTGCATCAGACTCACGAATGGCTTTGAGCAGTGGGAACAAATAGGTTGTTCGGTACATGGTCTCAACGCTTTGATCCATAGCGATCTCGTCGTCGACCTTTTTTTGGATGACGCCACCCATGTCAACCATCTGAGCCGCAAGGCCCCTGACCAATGGGTTGTTGCTTTGCAGCATACGGAGAACAGGATTGAATGGCAGCTTCTCTGCGCCAATGCCTGTCTCCCTAATTGCGTCCTGAGCAAGCTGTGCCTCCCTAAAACTGGGGGCCTGAGCAAGTGGGCTTTCAGGGTTCAAGGCAGCACCAAGGTTTCCCTTGCCGTCATAGAATCCAGTATCATCATACTTTTTAGTGAGCCTTGCCTCTCGGTTTGCGTTGCGTGTTTGCACCCCTCTGGCAAAGTAGTTCCCAAAAGCAGCGTTTGCTGTACCTGAAAAGATCGAGGCAGCAGTAACCGCAAAGACAGCATCACCCATCGTCCTTGTTTCATTAGCTGCCCCAAGTATTGTTTGCTCTGCCGCAATGGGAACCGCACTATAAGCCGCACCAGTGGTAAACCGGCTTACAATACTGCCCGACTTCATGGCACGATACGGAGCTATTGGCAGCGCACTACTAGGGGTAGCCAGTGATGCGACAACCTGCTTACCCATAGATGGAGATGACTGCAAAACCTGCTGGTTATATGCGCTCTCCTCTAATCGCTCCAAACGTCTGGTAGTTTCTTCATAGCTTTTAGAGTCATAGAACCTCCACCATATGTCAGGCCTAGACATAATGCGTGGGTCACCTGCAAAATCATAATCAGGGTCGTCATCAATTTCAAAAAGCTGATCGTTGATAAGCTGAGAGAACGCTACTACAGGATTTAGCTCTTGGAATGCAGCCCTCCATACTTCGTTGTCAGACTCGGCAAACATCGCCATCTGAGCGCCCTGTAGCTGATTCTTTTTGATTGTCTCTGATACCGGCCCGGATCTTTCCAGATCCTCTGACATAAGCCTTTTTGCCCTGTCACCGGAGCTTTCTTGAGGGACAAAGACAGGGGGAGTCCAAGCTTCACGGTCCTGTTCTCCCTGACGCTTGATCATGTTGATATACATTCCATCATCGCTCACATCGAGCTTTTCCATAGGGACGATGGGCCGTGTGATAAGAGGGATAGCGTCCCCATCCTCGATGACAGCAGACGGAGGATCTGCCCGCTCTGTCATAATTGGAGCTGTAGTTTGATCTATGCCAATAGTCGTATCTTGCCTTTCGGTAATCATACGATCAGCAACAGGATTGCCACGGATATCATCGATCTGACCTTGCACCAGATCAACAAGCTCCATGTTAGACAGATCTTTTGTTAGCTCTGTCTCTGCAAAAAGGCGATCAAACTTGTCTACCTGATCAGGAGCTATGCTAAATTTTTTTTTTGATTCCTGCTCTTCAGGACTGAGAGAAGCCAAATAGTAGTCAGCTTCAAGATTTCGCCTTGATGGGTAGTTATCACCAAATGCCCTGAGATTCGCCAAGGCAGAATCCCAGTCACCTGTAGTTACCTGACGCCAGAAGTTAGGCGTTTGGCTTTCAAGATCCCCATACTGAAACGCAACGGATGCAACAACGGTTGCTTCGTTCTTGGGCAGCTCATCAAAAGACTGACCAGTAGCGGCTTGCCATTTTGATTTAAGCCTGTCGGTAGACTCTGCCTTTGAAAGCTCATCAATCTTTTTGGCTTCTGCATCTGTAACGCTGAGGTTTTTGGCTACATCTTGTGCTGCAGCCCCCTTGATGCCCAGATATGGAGCAAGCTTATCAACAAGTCTCTTCGGCAGCCCCGCAAGATCATTTGCATTTCTTGCCCCAAGATCGAAACCTGTGGCAATCGTAACGCCAGACTTAGATCCATCTGCATCAGGAACGTATCCGGTGAGGATGCGAGATCCCTCTCGCTTAGAGATAAAGTCCCAATCAATGTTACTCATCGCCATCTCCTTCATAGTCCCGCCGCAGATCAAAGATTGCGTTTACAGATGCTTCCATCGAGGCGTCATCACCCGGAGTAGGCATTGGGATCTCACCATTCAGAAACGCTACAAGAACAGCCATATCAGCTTCGTCAACGGACCTGATCGGACCCTGATATCCAAAGTCTATAAACTTGTCTGATCTCTCATACTGATAAAATGGGTTGTTCTCAGCAACAAGAGACAAAAGGTTGTTCATAACCCCAGGATCCTTGTAGTTCTCCCATTGCTCATCGATCTCAGCTTTGACGCTGTTAATGACCGAAGGCTTCATCATCGGAAGGCTTGCAATGAATGACTTTACAGCACTGTTCTGGACTGTATCCACGGCCATTACATATGCCGGGAAGTCTTTGCTGGTATAGAAGTTGTAGCGATAGTCATTGGCCACGGTATGAATAAACTGAGTCTCGGGATCCATTACCTTAACAGTATAGGTCTGGAAGTCGCCGCTAAGAGGGTTGGCTTCCATATAGATAACGCCATCCCCTTCAAGAAGAGTTCTCGCCTTGTTTGAAAGCGCATATTCGTTGCCAAGAAACTTGTCCCTGATATCGCCATAGACCATTTCAGTAACAGTCTTCTCGCCGGCAGCTACATCCATTGCAGCCCCAATAGATTGCTTGGCTTGCTGATACCAAGGATAGATTGTCCAGTATGGCTGGCCTGTTGAGTCAACACTCAAGCCAACCAAACTATTCCCATTCCCATCTTCGGCAAGCTGCATAACGGCATGTCTGATTGCAATTTTAAGGCCGTCCTCCCCTTGAGATATAAGGTTATTCTTTGTTGCATAGGATCTCAACACAAGACCCTCTACAGCACGAAGAACTCTTTCATCTCCGATGTAGGCGTCGTCAACACCATCTCCAAACAGGAAGTTGCCGATTACCCCCGGTGCTCCCGGCCTATCACCTCTCAGCTTTCTAATAAGCTGTTGCTCCTCAGCATTCGCAGTTTTGTACCAAGGCACAAAGTTGTTCAACAGGAATGCAGTTCCGTCTTTTTCAAGAGCCGGAGTGAAGTTTGACCTGATTGCATCGCTTAGGCTGCCGAACTGAGTAGGGAGGTTATTGAGAATACGACTAGTATTTACGGTCTCATTTGTCTTCGCAGATATTGTGTCTCTGTACAAAGAGTGACCAAAGACCCTAGCAACCTCATAATCATAAACATCAATGCCAGACTTCCTCATAATATTTGAGGCAATGATAAAAGGCATTTTCAGGTCAGTTGTGCCTCCCTTTGATGTGCCATTAACAAGGCTATCTGTAATCTTCATGTAAAGCTGAACTTTGGCATCAAACTCCTCTTTGCCCATAAGAGCAGAGCCTTCAAGATCTTCAAACGAATCTGCTACACGTCGAGGAAGAACCTTGTAGGCAGCAGTAAACTGCACAACCTTCTCAAAGTTTTTTTCCCTCTCAACAGGATCAGCGTGCATAAAGACACTGCCATTTGCATCTACAGAAAGCCCATCTTCAAAAGCCCCCTGAACAAGATTCATTTCCTCTGTCGTATGAAAGCCGTCTGCAACATTAGCTCTCGCCTTGAGAAGCTTCATGCCGCTTTCTTCAAAAGTCATCTTAGACGTTTCATAGCTGGAAATCTTTGATTCCCAAGTAGCCCTAGTCATCCTTGCGCCGGGGCCAGTTCCCACAAACCCACGGTTTACTAGATCCTGAGTCATTCCCCTGAAGTAGTCACCGGTATGTGCATAACCACCAGAGGGACTCATCATGTTTTCAACATACGCCATCGCTTGATCGCCGGCAGCTTCAAGGCCCTCAGTCTGAATCTTTTGAACAGCTCCAAAGAATTTACTCATATCACCACCCGGAACATATCCAGAGTCGATCATGCCAACAACAAGGCTAATCCTTCTCTGGACGTCTTCTGGAGAGGTAGATGTCGGATTTTCAATGAACGCCATGTGTTCATCAAATTTGGCTTTATTAACCTTTTCAAACTCAATGTTTGCTGCTTCTATCTGGTTTTGAGTTATTGCATTTTGGTTAGACAAGGTTCCCAACAAGCTTGCTTTGTGGCTAGGGTCAAGATCTCCCCCCAGAATATCTTGTCGAGTTACCATTCCAAGTTTGATGCCAAACTGCATTTCATTGAAATTATTCGTCTGACGCTTGGATGTCTCTGCATCTACTGCGGAGCGAATATTAACAAGCCGCTGCAAGTGAGCTTCCATGCCTTGAGCAACCTTGTCTTCGTCGATGTTTGGGTCATCGCCAAACTCTTCTCTGACCTTCTGGATCTCGATTAGACCAGCTGAGAAGCCATTGCCGTTTGACTCGTTAGCTCCATAGTAAAGACGCTCGATGTGCTGCTGTGCAACACGCTCAGCAACAGTCTGATTTACGCCCTCTTGTATGTCGGCAATCTGAGTTTCGGTGTAGCCAATGCTCTCCAGTGCTTCATAGCTCCCCTTCAGATCCTCCTGAAGTTCACCAGACATTTTCTGCATACCGGCACCGGCTGCAGGACTGAGTCCTGGCCCCTTAGCCATGAGGGTAGCCAAGCGATCAGTAACATCAGAAATATTCTCAAGGTGGATTTTTTCTTTAACCTGCTTCTGCTGCAGGATCAGGTTGGCGTTGGCTTTGCTCTCTTGAGTCTGGAACTGAGCCACGATATTAGGCATGACGAAATTCTTGATTTCATCATCCATATCGAGGCTATCCATATAGCCTTCTAGCGCACCACGAACACCATTGGGATCATTGGGGCTGTTTGCAAATGCGTTCTCTGCAACCTTTTTCGCATCAAGAGATACGGTTGCAGCATAGGTTTGAAGGGCAGCTTTTCTGTATGCTTCACGAAGCTTTGACTTTTCGCCAGAACCAAACACCTGCTCCTCGATGGCTGTATCAAGGTTCAGATTGGTCAGGGGAACAAGATTATTGTCTTTGTCATATGTTGCGCCAGCAGTGCGACCGGCAGCTTCTGCTTCCAGAATCAGATCATTCAGATTCTGCTCACGCATTTTAGCGCCGACACCGTATGCAATATCAGAAATGTTTTCATACTGTCTTGCAGCAGCTGAGTAGCCACTAAAATCAGGAAGGCCTACAGGCTGAACGCGAACCCTGTTTTCGGTTTTCTTAAAAGCCATCAGACCACCTTATCCTGTAGTAATATCGTAGGCACCAGCAGCAAGCTTAGAGTAGCCAGCAAGGCGAGTAGCAGATGCTCCAGCTCTTGCGCCAGAAGCACTCAGCTCGTCCTTTCTGCGATTTGCCATACCCATTAGCTTAATCTTGCCTATGTCAGTTTTTGCCATCTTCTTCTCATCTTCTGCCAAAGCCAAAACGCTTGGACTTGTGCCAAGGGCTATGCCCTGAGATGACATGCTGGTCCCAAGGGAAGCAAGTTGACGACGCAGAAGATCACGACGCTCAGCTTCCATCTGAGATGACTCGATCTTTGCCATCTCCTTCTGCTCTTCATAAGCAGCGGCTTGAGCTTCATAAGTTTTTGCCTGTGCTTTGGCTGCTTGAAGACCAACAAAAAGGCCAGCAGCCTGTAGTGCTACTGCAGTTCCCATTAGATTTCTACCTCCAGCAACAAGCCATTCAACGTGAGCGGCAGGGGCTGATCCTGCGTAATTGTAACAGTACCCTCAGATGACCAGCCTAGCAGATAAATCTCTTTGCGTTGACTGATTGGCGTTGGCTCAATAGAGAAGTCATCTGTCACACGGCGAATCAGTATGCTGGTTCCCTTTGTCTTTACATCCAATGTCTCATTCAGATCAAGAACAGCACGGACAATCCTGCGCTTCTGACCAACAGAGATGCCGTCCTGCAAGGTAAACTCAGGAGGCAAAGTCGTCATGGTAGGGGTAAAGTTAATGCCAATCTCAACCTCATCAACAGCACTGGTAAGCGTAAGATCACCACTAGAGTCTGTGGTGTACGTTCCCATCGAGTAGTTTCCAGACTTCACTACAACTTCTGTGTTGGGCAGGTGGGCTACAGTCCAATCAGTAGTAGCGGATCCACTCGTCTGCTTGCTTGCTGCATCTGTGTGATACTCGTTGTCCAGTAGCTCAAGAAAGGTCTTTGTCACGCTGTTAATAGTGCGCTCTACAACCGCATAGATCCTTCTGTTTACATTCACAACATTCTTGAAGCTTCCAGAAGTGCTGTACTCAGCCCAGCCTTGAAGCTGCTCCTTACGGATACTGACCATAACAGGCATCTTGCCATCGCTGTTCACCGTGTAGAGATAGGCTTCTACCTGATCCGCAGCTTCCCGCTGAGACACCATATCTGTAGGTGAGCCAATCATATGCTGAGACAGCAGGGTAAGCGCATCAGAGTTGTATGCTTGGCTTAGGTCAGAATAGACAAACTCTCGTACAGCACCCTTTGATTTGGTGAGGAACACCAACGCACCGTCAAACTCAACAGGGGATACAGATCCGCTACCGTATGATGTCTGACGCTTGATAGCGATTGTACTTGGTGTCAGAGGCCTGTTTTCAGTTGTGGGAACATACAACTCGGCCTCTGACGTAAAGATCGACAGATGTCGAAAGGATTCAATAGACTTGATCTCGGAGACTTGATTCTCTGCAATCTGCACCTGAATGGACTCATCATCGAGGCCAGTGCCTACGTCAAAGTTGAAGAACTCCGCTACCTTGGACATGAACAGGTGGTTTGGAAGATCCTTCGACCCGCCAAAAATTAGACGCTGATCGTGGAAAGCAACGCTCCTTGCGTAACCATGACGGCTTGAGAACACCTGCTCTTTCCAGTTTGCGCTGGCATTGGTGTTTGAAGGAGCTGTATCAAACGTACCTGTAAAGGTAGTTGAGCTTAGGTATGTAGTAAACTCAATGTGATGAACCGTGCCGGCATCATCAATAAACTCAATCTCCTCGCCTTCCCAGTCAGAAGAAAAAGTGGCGGCACTTGCCGTAAAGGTTTGAGGATTAGTGTTTGCGTTTGTCGGGGTAATTGTCACCGCAGCTGGAGCAAACTTATAGTACGGCTGATGGACATATCCATCTGCTGTGTCAAACGCATATGCCGTGCGGCTGAATGTGTCTACTGCTGTCCGTGTCAGCTTCTGCATCTCCATGTCAGGATGTACGATAATCATTGTATCGCCTGACTGAGAAACCTTTAGCTGACCAATCATCGCTGTCGTCCAAGGACAGGATGTAATGGTCTGCACAATGGAAGTTGGGCTAGAGGCGTCAACTACCTCCAGCTTTGTGTTAGAAAAGAGAAGAATATAGGCTTCATCCTCGTCATAGACGTAGGGTTCTGCCTGATAGGATGTATTGGTCAGAGTCTGCAGATAGCGCAGGCCACCTCTACGACGGATACCGCCCTGTGACAAGATACGGTAGTTCTCAAGATCCTTTACGCCATTCTTGTAGGCGTTGGCGTCAACCCTTGCCGTGAAGAGTGGTGTTAGCTCTCCTGACGTAAAGTTGGTGTAGAACTGTCGAAGAAGTGCCATTCATTTCAAACTTTCTTAAAGAACTTCTCAACCGCTTTGCCAATTAGGCCTGTAGGGCTAGGTATACCGCCACCTCCACCTCGACCCATAGTTCTTTTGAACCTCTTTGTGACTTCCTGCATTGCCTTCCCATAATC